AGCAACCATATCAGGCTCACCTTTAAGGAACCTAATAGCCTCAATAAGCGCACCATTTAGTAGGGCGGAGTCAAACTCATCCCCAAGCCACGTCGTACCGGCAGTAACAATGGATTCAGGGTAATAGCCATAATGAAGCTCTACTACGTAATTGCTGTCCGGTGTCGGCCCTAAAATAAACGCAGTATCGTCAAAGAACCCATAATGCTTGGGAACCCCCGTGGTACTGGGGTTTGGATAGGCTTCACGAATAAAGTTGACATCCTTATCGAGCAAATACTGGAAGTTGCCATCACCGTCTGTTAGAGCCAAAGAGAACACATACAGCATATCCGTCGGGTATATCAGGTACTTATTCCCCGAAGTTACGTTACCAGTCTGATTCCGGCGCAATTCAGGTATCTGTACGCTGTTATATATTTTCTGCTCTGCCTGTTCTGTGAACATAGCAAGCTGGGCATCCGTAAACGTGTTTTCACAGATGTCTTGGATATTTGTCTTTAATTCGGTGTAGTTCACCAGAATTACCTCTTAAGCCATCGGGCCACGGGCCATTGTGCCTTTGGTAGCCGCGCCATTACCACGGGTTTTTACGCCGCTGGTCTTCATATCAATCGGCTGGTTACAGCAATCAGCAACCTTATAAATCTTAGGTTGGTTCGCCATTTTGGCTACTTTTGGTTGTTTCTGTTTCATCTCGTAACTCCTAACTTGTTGTTACTGTTACAGTTCCTACGGCCCCGGTTCCTTCTAAATTATCTGGAGTAAGTCCGTCATTATTGTTGAATCCTACAGGGTTCCAACCCCATTGAATATCTCTACTTGCTACTAACTCAGCGGAATCTGGCCTTGGGTCGCGAACAGCCTGTGGGTCTTCAATAACAAATTCCCCTAGATGTAACTGTGGCTGGTCTGGGTTCCAGCATTCCGGGCAAGCCTTTATATTCGTGACTTGACCTTTTACTACTAAATTCTTTAGCTGACGTAGGCGGTACTGAAAACCACAAACGTCGCATATAGCAATCGCATTAACCGCAGCAGAATAACGCGCCATTAGACAGCCCTAAACATACGCGGGACGAACTTAACAGAGGCTTTCTCCCTGTCTTCGCCAGCCGCCAGATCAAACTGTTTCTCGTACTCGGCCTGCAACATCGGTACTCGGGGCATCAAATCTGGCTCTTTCATGGCAATATAGTAGGCCAAACCAGCCATCAAACACGGCAAGAACCTGAAGTTCATATCGGCTGTTTCTGCACCAGCCCCAGCGTCCTGAATCCTACGCATACGCCAATACACAAGCGTATAGTCGTTGCTATCCGGCACAGGCCATACGGTTATTGAGGGATTGTCTCTGCCCCTATCAACATAAACCTGTATCGGTCTGCCCTGCGAAATCTTGTTCGGTATAGACGAGTACGTAGAAACACTAATACGCGATATGTTTAGGTCTGACTGCGTACTTACACTACCAGCACCCGTCCGTATAACTTGCTCCATTAAATCAATGGTATCGGCTGGTAGGTTATAAGTGGCTGTGCCTGAAGTCAGGGCTACGCTGCCCTCGTCTATAGTCCACATGTTTATGCCGCGATTTTGCCACTCAATTGTGAGCAAATTCATAGACCTACGGGCGGTGCGCAGGTCATAGCCTGAACGCATTTCCCTACCGGCACGTTCCCACGCTTCTTCCGCAATCTCGGTGAAGTCTGGGTTAAATGTCGTAGTGCCTGATGTAGCCATTTACTTTTTCCTCTTTAGCGGGGACACCCTACGGGGCGCACCTGCGGGCTGGCCTAGCCGTTTCTTTTGGCTAATCCTCGACTTCTTCTCCGTTGAAGTCATTTCAGAGGCGGTTTTAGGGGTCTTACTAGACACCCTCTTAGTGGGCCTACAGTACGGCGTACCGCGTTTTTCGCCCTCTTGGCGTCCGCACGCCTTTCCTGTACGAACGTCCTTCCAGTCCTCTTTAAACCACCTTTTAAGGGCTGCGCCCTTTTTAGTCTTACGAACCGCCACTAGCCTTCTTCCTGCATTTGGCTATAGCCCCGGAGGCATAGGCAGACGGGAAAACCTTATACTGAGATTTTACCTTGCGATAACACGCATCCTTTACCGTACCGCCTTCCTTCATGCCACAGCCACAGCCTTTTTTGTAATAGCTTCTCATCGCATCTTACAAGGACGTACGCCTTTTATGGCCATACCAGCACCACGGACGCTACCGCCCCGCTCGTACTTCATTACCGAAGAATCAATTTTACCTTCATCACGAAGCTGTTTGTACGCATTTGCTCTAGCATTTGCACCCCTAGAAAGCGTATAGCCCTTTGACCCATCCTGTGCATCCATTACAAACTTTGCATAGCCGGGAAGATTTCCTGAACGCGGTCTCTCATTGAAGTCACCTTGCTTTAGTTGCTTTCTAGCCTCTTCCATTGCGGTTTCAGTGCTGTATTTTTTTCCGTTGTGGGTGAAAGTTTTAGCCCCACGCTTACGTGCATTTATGAAAGCCGCATCGAATTTTTCAGCCGCTGTTGCCATCGTCTTTACCTCATCTTACAAGGACGTACGCCCTTCATGGCCTTACCAGCACCACGGACCTTGCCGCCGCCCATCATTTTATGCTCAGAGTCTTTCATCATGGAGCCATCAGGCATTTTGTGGTATCCAGTCATACCACCTTTTTTCATTCTTTTAGTACCGCAATTTGACATTTCGCCACCTTTTTTGAATTTTTTAGTTTCATCGGCCTTTTCGTAGTCTTTGCCCACGCTCTGTGGGATTCCTACTTTCTTGGCAAACTTCGGGTTGTTAGCAACTGCTACCATCAAATCATGTTGTTTCTTTGACTTGCTTGGCATTTTGTTACCACTTCACCTTGTCAGCCCAATACGCAGCGCTCATCTTGCCTTTCTTTATGTTACGCCCGTGCCTAGCCTTAAACGACTTCCGTTTGGCTTTCATCCGCGCAGATTCGCCTTTCTTGGGTTTACCGGCAGTGCTGGCACCTTGCTCGCCAAAACGTATAACTTTCTCCTTACCACCCTCGCAAGCCTTAACTACATGAGACTTCTTTGGGTGGCTGGGAGTACGCCTTGGCTTATTACAAGACATAGCTTTCTTGTCGACCTTACCGCCAGCCTTAAAATAGCGACGCATAAGAATCTCCTAGCTATAAAACACCGTCATAGCAGTTATATTGGTAAGCGCAGTTATGTAGACATCTGTAGCAAACCGAACCCCATTGTCAGGAATATTGACAGAGTGGGAGTCAGAAGCCAGAAAGTCTAAATCCAGCAGGGTTGCTCCACCATTACCATCAGTAATAGTAAGCCTGCCAGCACCAGCACTAGTAAGAACTTGTACTTGTCTTACACGCGCAGGGCCAACAGCCAGAGAACCCGTTCCCGTAACTCGCTTACTGGAAACATCAGAACTTGGCATAAGTCACCCCATTAAGCAGATGCAGTTGCGCCAGTATCTACGCGAATCCAGTTGGAACCATCGGAAAATACGAGGTTGCCAGTACCGTTACCTGTTGTTTCAGAAGCCTTAAGAGCGTCTGAAGCATATAGAACAGTACCTTCATTAGCAGAAGCGGCGGCTGGAAGGGTAGCTACAGTGTAAGTTGAAACTTTAATGTCGCCGACAAAGCCATTAGTGCTTGTTACCGGCCCAGAAAAAGTGGTTGAAGCCATTGGAATTACCTCTTGCACAAGGTTTTGTTTCGTAGTCTGTGCAACGTCAGGAGGGCAAATACCTGTCTACGAAACTAATTGGTGCCCTAAGTTGGTTTAGTGTATAGAAAAGAAAAAGGGGGGACAAGCCCCCCTAATTCATTAAGCGCCCGGGCTTCCGAAGATGCCCAACGGATCAGATACCCCGAAGGAGTACCTTTCACGGGCTTTGTAACGGCTATTGCCGGTATCAAAGTCAGCGTCCATTGATGTAGACATCGGAGTACGAACGAAGTGCTTCAGACCGTTCGGTACGTCAGTCAACAAGAACCAAGCATCTGTGTCTGTCAGGTAATGATTGACAGTGTAACCCTGCGGGATTGCGCCCATATTGCGGATAGCGTTGATGTCGTTATCAGCAGTAGCCACGCGACCTTCTGTTTCCAGCAGACGATCAGCAACGAACTGAAGATCGGGCGGAACAACCAGCTTACGCGGTTTAGCGGCAACCAACAAATCACGCTCATCAGTCCAGCCAGCAATCTGGATGATTGCAGCTTCGAGCGAAGTTTCGTTCAGGTCAGCAGATACAGCAGGCTCGTTGGAGTTAGTGCCGCCAGACACCAGCGGGTGAGCAGTAGAACAGAGTTCTACGCCGTCACCATAGGTATAGCTGCTATTGAACGCGTTGTTCAAAATAGCGGCAGCCTTAACCTGCTTGGTGTAAGCCATAGCACGAGCCAGAGCCTTGGTATAACGTGAAGACAGTGAATCGTACAGGTTGTCTTCAATCGCTTCTTCAGTGATTGAAAAGCCCATAGAAATTGTCTCGTGGTTGTACCGTGCAGTCCACGCTTCCTGTGCATTGTCATAAGCAATGGCAGAGCCTTCGTTCTTGACGGGGGCCGCACCAAAGCCAGACAGCTTGGTTTCTTCTTCAAAAGAACGGTCAGAAGATTCTGTTTCAAAAATCTCTGCGTGTTCTTCACCATATTTCTGATACTCAAGGCCGAACAGGGCATTCAAACCCGGCAGGAGTTCCTTGAGAAGTTGCGCTCTTGAAATAGCCATGTGTCAATACTCCTTAGACGCCGGTGCTCATCGTTACACGATGTGCGCCAGTGGTGAATTTAACCAGAACGTCTGGGTAAGCATCAGTAGTAGGTGATACAAAACCCATAATCAACAAGCCACCAACGGTAGTCTGTACAGTAGCATCTAGTGCCATAGTAGAGTTACCGGTAGAGGTGTTGCCTGAAGTGGTAGCGTTCTGAGCGGCGGCGAAGCCGGTAATAGTACCGACATCATCCTGACCACTAACACCGTCAAGCTGAGCCTGAAACAGTACGTTAGGATCATCGACAATGTAAGCTACCGCATTCAACGCGCCAGAAGGGTAGTATTGAGAGTGCTGTGTCTGACCATTGCTGTCGACATACTCACAACCTACAAAAACGCCAGCAGCGCCAATTCCGCTACCGCCGAAGTTGTTGGTTGTGATGTCTTTGCCGGTGCCATCAGCCAGTTCTACATAGCCAGCGGCAGTCAACTGCACGATTGAGCCGTAGAAGATGTTGTTGGCGACCCCAGCAGGGTCAATTTTGTAGTGAGTGACGGCACCCGCATAGGGTAAGCCATCAACCCGCTTTACGGGTTTCAGCCCGTACGGTGTAGCGGAAGATGCCATGATAGACTCCTTAGATTAACCTTTTCCGAAAGTCACCTTGGAACGCCTGTCATTAAATATAGGCATCCTAGGATCGCTTTCGCGCATCAAGTTATTGTCTACAGAGCGCATCTGGCTATTTGCTTGATCTTGATAATAACCATTGCGTTCCTCGACAAGTTCTTGTGGGGCTTTGCAGAGCATTAGACCGCCTATAACGATGTTGTCCTTGAATCGTTCGTTTTCGACAACTGCAAGTTCAATCTCAGGGTGGTCTGAAGCTCTAACCGGCTCCCAGCCTTCACGTAGTTTGGAGGTTACATTGGTAGGATCAGCATTTCCACGAGTAGCTACGCGAACCCACTTGAAGCCCCAACCGTCCTGCGGTTCGGGTGTAGGTAACGTCTCGGGCCTGCGCCATGAGCGTTTCCTAGTTACCTTCTCACGAGTGTTTAGCTCTCTATCGAGTCTGTTCTCAGCCATTATGTATTCCTCGCTAATTGTGCAACCTGTTTGGCGTATACATCCAAAGGTACGTTAAGACGTTTCGCGATAGCAATTTGTGATTGAGTTAGTCGCACCTTGTTAGGTGAAGTGCTCCGCGTAGCGGGGGCAACCACATTGCTAGACTTCTTTTTTGGTTCCTCT